CGACGGTAGTAACGATTGGAGTTAATATGTAGTCTACCTTGACCTTGATCAGTACCTTCGGCGAAGGGATTAGCAACCAAACCATATCGCGTCTTAAACCCGATACGAGGAGTAAAGGTGTCCTGACCTACGGCACGAACCATTTGTAGCGGCACATATGGCGCATAAAAAATTCCAGCGTCAAATGGATTAGATCCCTTATAACCTACCACATAATATTGATCGGCGCTAACGTTAGCTGAATAGGGATCAATATAAACACGCCATTTACCCATAAGAACGCCAGCAAAGGTATTACCGGTATCATCAACATTAAGGTTAGCATTAAGAGCGGGAGTATAGTCAAGTACACCAGCCATAGTAAGCGCAGAGGCTACGTCGGCAGAGCACATGATAACATTACCCTTTCCGCGACGAGTACGTTGAGCAATAGCATTGGCATCGCGCTCAATTTGGAACAGAAGACCCTTGAACTTCTCAACAGACCAACGACCATTGGAATCAACATCAAGGTCAAAGATACCAGGAGTAGCAACATTTACGGCGGCACCCTGTTCGGCAACCTTATAGATTGTACGAATAACTTCGCGGTTGATTTCAGTTAGGATTTCAGTAGAGAGAATGTTGGCAAGTTCAGCTTCGGCACTAGTACCGTGAATGGCCTTAAGATCTTGAGCAAGTTCAAGAGTGTATTCAGCCTTCAGGGCGCGGCTCTTGGCCTCAACAAGAACCTTCTCAATGGAGAAGCTCATTTCGTTGAATTGGTCTCCAGCAGAATAACCGAGGGCTTCTGCGTCACCGGTACGCATACCTTGACCGACTTGATAGGCGGTAGAAGATGCAGTACCAACGGGATTCAACAGACCAGGGTTAAAGCCAGCATTGTTGCTATTGGTTGTACCCATACCAACGGCAGCATTAGTAAACCCGGCATTAACATTGAAGCCGCTATCTTGGCCAGAGAAAGTGGTATCCACTTCGTTGTAGAAAGTTTCAGCGCCGAATTGATCCTTATAGCGTGAGCGCATTGCAAAGATTAGGCCGGTAGGACCGGTCATCGGTTGAACGCCAGCTAGATCATATGCGACCAGATTAGGCATTGACCGACGAATCAGTGAGATAAGTACAGGGTCAAAACCGGCAACAGGGCCGGCGGCATTAGCACTACCACTAAAACCACCAGTAGCGCCAGCGGCATTACCGTAGGTAGTTTCAAATAGAGTACCATTAGAAAAGCTTTGATCTTCGCGGAGAGAAATTTCTTGATTTTCTAGAAGTTGAGCAGTAACCTTTTTGCGGTGAGAATCCTTGATAGGATCTAGACCGTCATAGTTAAGAAGAGGAGCCCACTTTTCTAGCAATTGTTCTTGATTCAACATTTGCATTTGATTTTTACCTTTTTGTAGTTTTGAATTTGAGTAATATTAAAATCAGATTTTGGAGAACATATTAGCCACCTTAAGATAGCTTTCCATAGAATTAGAGACTGGCTCTTGATATTCGTAGGCTTCCGACAAATCGGTTACTGTGCTCCTGGTTGCTCTATGAGTTGGGAAATAAGATTCCCTAAGAGTTTCCAACTTATCCCTATAAGTTTGTTCACCTTCAAACTCAACACTTTCAGCAAGTGTGGCGAGCTTCTCCTTCTGAGTGACGGCTAATCCTTCAGAAACATCATCAAGAATTCTATCTGCAACCGACTCAGAGAGTCTTTGGTTTAGACGAACATTCTTTTCAATTTGCTCGTTGAGTTTTTCTTCCATTTCATCTAGTTTTTCTACCATTCCTTCCAGAACGTCATACTTTTCTTCAGGCATTTCCACATAATGTTGTTCACAAAGTCCCTTAAGACCTTCTAAGAAAGATTCGGTTACTTTAACCTTGATACCGGTCTCCACTTGAAGACGGTTTTCCTCTAGCCATTCTTCTGATACATAATCCAGATAAGCATCTACTCTTTCTTCAAGTTCTTCCTTGATTGCTTGTACTTCTTCCTTAAGAGCGATCTCGTACTTGACTTCAAGAGCTTCTTTGAGTTGATTTGCTCTAGTCTTAAGAGCAGCCTCAAAAATAGTGCGAGCCTTTTCTTGGAACTCTTCAGAAAGTTCTTCACCTTCCATAAGAGCATTTACATCTTCATCTACATTGAAGTCTTCAACATAGATTTCTTCTTCTAGCTCATCTTCTACTTCTTCATCTTCTAGCTCTTCGCCCTCTAGTTCCTCATCTTCTAGAACTTCTTCGTCTTCATCATCTAGAGATTCTTTAACCGCACCGGATGTCAACTTGGGCATGGATTCGGCAGACTTTGCCTTGCGGTTGACTACATCCTTTACTACAGAAAGGCGAGCGGATGGATCCTTAAGTTTTGCTGAATCATCATCATTCTTATAGTTTTCAGGAGTGGGACCGCCCAAGTCTTCCCAACCTACAGTTTGACCAGGAGGAATATTGCCAGACAACTTTTGCATTGGTTCAGCGGGCTTAGCACCGCTATTCACTGCAGTTTTTGATTGAGAATTCTTGGCATCCATATTGAAATCTTTTTATTGGTAATCTATGTTTATTTAGTAAAGTAATTGTTTTCAGATGTTACTTAAGAAATGATTGAATAGTTCTAATTTCTTTTCTTCTAATTGGTGAGATTGAACTAAC